TTTTCGGGGGCGGGTCATGCGCGGATTTCCTAAAGCCATCGGCAGCAAACAGGACATGGATAACCTTCTGGCCATGCCGGAGTTCGCTGGCCAGGCCCGGGCAAAACTGGCGGCGATGGAGGCGGCCAGCATGGTGTGGGTGACCACCAAGGTGATCACGGACGGCAAACCCGGGATCACGGATGAGACCCACAAGGTGATGGAGGCGGAGGTTGACGGCAAGCTGGAGCGGCGCCAGATGGAACTGCAGGAGGACCAGACGGCATTGTTTATCCGCCTGAGGTTGAAGACGCTGACCGCGGCACCGGAGCCAGTTGCGGCAGTCATTTTTTCGGGAGGGGCTAATGCTTAACCGTAGAATTCTCAATTCGGCAGTGTATGCTCCTATTTCTTTCGTCGGGGACCTGGCGGCTCTATACACCCCTTTCCTGGTGGCGGCTTCCCAGACGGAACTCATCATCAAGGCCGAAACAAATATCAAGGTCATCAATGCCGGGGTACACACGCTGCTCTCCTGGGATGCCGACACCTCTTTTGCTGTGGCCGATAAGCTGGACACTGGAGTCATGGAGGCAGGGAAGAACTATTACGTCTACGTCTGCGAGGATGGCGAGATTGTGGTCAGCCTCAACAGCACCTTCCCGGCGGGGTACTCGGCGGACAATTCCCGGAAGATTGGTGGGTTTCATAGTTTGTGCTGCGCAATTGGGGTGATAGCGAGTCATCCTGGGAGTGGGTTTGCTGCTGGGGCCATTATCCCGACCTCGGTCTGGTGTTTAAATCATCGGACCAGGGGCAAGCAGGAAGGGACAGTTTGGGACGATAAGGCCAAGGTTTGGAGCCCCATCTATATGATATCCAACACCGGGCCTAACACCGAGAGCGCCTACGGGGCCACGATCTCGGATACCCGCAACTGGATGGATATGGGGGATGACCTGGCGGCGGTGGGCTGGCGGCACCCTGGGGATGAGGAGTTTGCGTCGCTGGCCGAGGGCAGCAATCAAAAGACCAATATTTACGGCTCTCTCGATCCGGTAACCAATGGCAAGTGCGTCATCTATCTTTCCAAGACCGGGACCTGGGCTGCGGGAGCACCGGCCTCAGCCTGGATTAACCGGAGCGCCTATGTGCCTCCGGTGGGGGCAGTAAATGAGGCCCAGGAATATAAGATCACCATTTCGATCGGTCACGGCAGCGACCCCAACTTTTTTACCTACCAGCAGTGCAATCCAGCCGGGGTGCTGGGGGCGGCCTCGGACCCGATCCAGATCACCGGGGCGGCTCAGGCATTGGCGGACGGGTTACTCATTACGTTCCCGGCGGCAGTGGGGTGGGTAACTGGCGAGACCGCCACGTTTGTGGTGATGAACGGCCTGGTAGACAGCAATAATCGGCGCATGACCTCCTATATCTTCGTGGAGGGGGCCTGTGGACTCTTATGGCAGTGGCTTCGGGATCAGTCGTACCGGTTCGACCGGGGGACGGTGGCCTATGTGGCGGGCGGGCAAACTACTACCCTTTACCACGCTGCCGCTCCTGGCGGCAACCCCATCTATGTCAAGTTTGGGCTGGACGGAACGCCCTACCTTTGCTGCAACCTGGCTACGGTGGCGGCGGACGTAGTGCTCACCTTTGGCACCAATTACAAGCTGGTGGTCAAACACGACGCCGATGCGGCCACGGGCGGGCTGCCGCTGTATTTCGATTATGACGCCACACTGCCGTACCGGTTCCTGGTCAACAACACTATCCTGGGCAAAAATTGCTACGCCCTGAGCAATGACCCCAACTATCTGTTGCCGATCAAGCACGACGCCAACGCTGCTACCAACGGCGTGGCAGTAAATTACGACGATGGGGCGGACAACAAACTGGAGTACATCAGCCCCGGGGCTGCCAACGCCACGATGGACCTGGCCATGACCCACACCGAACCGGCCTGGGGATATGTTGATATGGGCGGCAACAAGGGCTCGCTTTATCTGCAAGGCAGTTATGGGGACATTAAGCTCCTGGCGGGCGGCGATTGGAATGATGGGACGCTTTGCGGGTCCCGGTGCCGGCTTGCGAGTAGCTCTCGCTGGAGTACGACTGCGGCTCTCGGCGCTCGCGGGTGCGCGGAGCCAAGGTAAAACGACTATACGACAACGCGCCTCGCGGGCGCGGCAAATTGGCTGGAAGGTTAATGGGTAGCTCCTGGCGGGCGGCAATTGGAATAATGGGACGAATTGCAGGTCCCGGTGCCGGAATGCGAATAACTATCGCTGGAATACGAATGCGAATATCGGCACTCGCAGGTGCACGGAGACAGGGTGCGACACTCCTGGCTGAACCTTTTGGCCATGTTGTTCCCGGAGGGCCGGGACAGCAAAATACCAAGCGGAGGCCCGGGGGAGTTAGTATCCCCGGCGAAAGCTCCCCCAGGCGATTTCTATGAAACGGCACGGCAACCTCTATGACCGCATCGTGACCGAGGACAACCTGAGGCTGGCCTTTGTCAAGGCCCGGCGGGGAAAATCCTGGCAGAGCGCCGTGAAGCGGGTGGAGCAGGATCTGGAGGAGCATTTGGGCAAACTGCGAGAGTCCCTGGTCAACAAAACCTTTTGCACATCGGCCTATCGGCTGAAGACCATCCATGAGCCCAAGACCAGGACCATCTACCGGTTGCCCCTCTATCCCGACCGGATCGTCCAGCACGCCTTGATGAACGTCATTGAGCCCATCTGGGACGCCATGTTCATCCCGGACTCCTACGCCTGCCGCCAGGGCAAGGGTCTCCATGCCGGCAGCCGCCGGACAATGGAGCTGGTCCGGAAATACCGGTATTGCCTGAAGGGCGATATCTCCAAGTTTTATCCCTCCATCGACCACGACATTTTGTTTGACCTGGTGCAGAGGAAGATCAAGTGCCGGGACACGCTGTGGCTGCTAAACGACATCATTTACAGCCTGCCCGGCGGCAAGAACGCCCCCATCGGTAACTACACCAGCCAATGGTTCGGCAACCTCTACCTGAACGAACTGGACCGGTTTGTCAAACACACCCTTAGGGTCAGGGGTTATGTGCGCTACTGCGATGATTTTTGCTTATTCCATGACGACAAAAAGTTTCTGCACGCCGCCTTGAACCATATCCGGAGCTTTCTCGCCAAGCAGCTCCGGCTGCGGTTGAGCAAAGAGGACGTCTTCCCGGTGAGCCGGGGGGTGGATTTCCTGGGCTACCGGCACTTTCCCAAATATCTGCTGCTGCGGAAAAGCACCGCCAAGCGGGTAAAGGCAAGGCTGGCCAGGCTGCCGGATATGCTGGCCCGGGGGAAACTCACCCTGGAGCAGTTCCGCTCTTCCCTGGCCTCCACCCTGGGATGGCTCAAGTGGGCCAACGCCCACAACTTCAAGAGGAGCTTGGGGATCGATGAGCTCTGGAACACCTGCCAGGCGGTTTAGCGATTTTGCCGAGGACGACCGGCCCCTGGCAGGCGAAAAAGTCAAGATAGACAGCATTCTCAACCAGGAGATTCTGGTCACCGGCTACCGGGTGAATGAGAGCAAATTTAAAAACAATTCTCCCCGGTGCCTGACGGTGCAATTTATGAAGGATGAAGCCCAACACGTGATTTTTACCGGCTCGGCGGTGCTGATCAATCAACTGGAAAAGTACGGCAAGGAGATTCCCTTCCTGGCCACCATCAGAAAGATCGAGCGGTATTACACGCTGAGTTAGGGGGAGAGGATGGCTTACTGCACCCAGGACGACATCGTAAAACTTATCCCCTCGGCGGATCTGGCGGTACTGACTACGGAAAACGAGGTCGAGCCAGACGCCGCGGTGGTGGCCGACTGTATTGCCAAGGCCGATGCCGAGATTGACGGCTATCTGGGCATCCGGTATCAGGTGCCCTTGAGCCCGGTGCCTGACCTGGTCAAGGCTATCTCGGTGGACCTGGCCATCTATAACCTGCATAAGCGGCGGCCGCTGATGCCGATGCCGGAGACCTGCCGGCAGAGCTACGCCGACCGGATCGGTTTTCTCAAGGGCGTGGTGGCCGGCAACGCCACCGTCGGAGCCACCGCAACGGCGCCGGCGGCCGTGGCCGCGGATGTGGAGGAGATCGGCAGTTCCACCCGGATTTTCAGCGCCGATGGTCTGAAGGGGCTTTGATGACGATCCAGGCGAAATTTGAGGATGCCGAGGTCACCCGGCTCTTTAGCCAGATTGAACAGCGGGCCCGCAACCCCCGGCCGCCGATTCTGGCGGACTGGGGCGAGCGTTTGAAGAACTCGGTGCGCCGCAACATCATGGAGGGCGGCCGGCCCATTAAATTCCTGCCTTTGAAACCGGTCACGGCCCGGAACTGGCTGTTTTCCAAGAGGTCTTACTGGACCAAGGCCGGGGGGCTCAGCGCCGCCGGCCGGGAGCGGGCGGCCAACCGGACGCGGCTGCACACCGGCAACCCCGGGGGTCTGCTGGGTTCCATCAACTGGAGGATGGTGCCTGAAGGCCTGGCGGTGGGCTCGGATAAGATCTATGCCGCCATCCAGAACTTCGGCGGCACCATCCACCTGCCCAATATCTACGCCAAGGTGAAACAGGCCCTCATGTGGCCGGGGGCCGCCCACCCGGTCAAAATGGTCAAGGCCCACGACGTTACCATCCCGGCGGCGCCCTTCCTGGTGATCCAGGATGAGGACTGGGCCTATATGCGCCAGAGCGCCCTGGGTTATCTCCTGGGTGAAGGGGCGTGGAAGTGAGAAAACAGTGGTCAGTAGCCAGTAGTCAGTAGTCAGAAAAGCGGGCAAAGTTTATGAACTACAGTTTCACCGACTATGAGGACGCCATAATCAATGCCCTGGCCGACCTGCGGCGGGAGAACGGCGGCTATCTGGCCGAACTCAACGGCTACGCCGGGCAGTTGGATACCGAGACGGCCCTCAAAAACTGGGTGGGGCGCTTCCCGGCGGTGACTGTGGGAGTCCCTGGCGCGGCCTATCCGGATGCTGCCCGCAGCAATGCGTATTGGTTCCAAGAGGTGAAGGTCATGGTATTTGCCGGGGCTCACTCCTGGCGGGGCCAGGCTGCAGCCCGGGGCGGCGCCGTGGGGGTGCACCAGATCCTGGCGGATGTCCGCAGCCGGCTGCTCAACAAAACTTTAGGCCTGGAGATCAGCGGCTGCTATCTGTTGACGGAGTCAGTTTTTGCCAGCGATTTAACCACGGTAATCTATGCCGCGGAATACCAAATCCATAACCACCGCATTTTGGAGGATCTACCATGAAAACCCTGAAGCAGTTCATGTACGCGGCTTTGATGCTCCTGCTCCTGGTGTCCCTGGTTACCGGCGCCGGGGCCGACACCCTGACCAGCAAGGCCTCGGTGGCGGTGCAGTCCGTGTTCGCCAAGTCCAACGCCCTGTCCAACCCCAAGGACGTGCTCTCCAAGACCATCCAGAAGGAGTTCGCCAATGGCACCAGCGCCGGGCAATGCAACCTGGTGTTCCGGGACCAGCGCACCCTGACGACTGGCGCCACGGAAGACCTGGACCTGGCCGGGGTGCTCACCGATCCCTTCGGAACAGTCCTCACCTTCGCCAAGGTCAAGGTTATTCTTATTGAAAACCTGAGCACCACCCAGACCTTGACCGTGGGGGGAGCGGCTGCCAATCAGTTTGTTAACTGGGTGGCCGACGCCACCGACAAGGTTATTATCCCGCCCGGCGGCTTTTTTGCCATTTCGGCTCCGTCCGCCGGCTACGCGGTGACCGCTGATACCGGCGACCTCTTTAAGGTAGCCAACAGCGCCGGCGCCAGTTGCATTTACAATATCGTCATCCTGGGGACTTCCTCCTAAGGGGGGAAATGGGAGGCTTGTCATGGCACAACCATTTTTGACTCGCAAATATCTGCTCCTGGCCAAGGTCGAGGGCACCTACGGCGTAGACGCCGTGCCCGTCGCCGCAACCAATGCCATCCTGGTGAGCAACCTCAAGATCAAACCGGACCAGGAGGTCATCGAGCGCAAGGACGTGGCCCTGCCCAGCCTCTCCAAGATTCCCCACCTCATCGGCCGGCGCTGGGTTGAAATCACCTTTGACGTGGAGCTGCGGGGCTCCAGCGGCAGCGGCGCCACGCCCCCGGACTTCGGGGCGCTGTTCCGGGGCTGCGCCATGCTGGAGACCATCGAGGCCGATCCCGGCGGCTATGTCACCTACGGGCCGGTGAGCGAAAACCTGGAATCGGTGACCATCTATGCCTGGCGGGATGCGCATCTCCACAAATGCGTCGGCTGCGTCGGCTCCTGGAAATGGGCCGGTGAAGTGGGCAAGCCGGCCAAGTTTAGCTTCACCTTCAAGGGCAAGCTCGCATCCATCACCGATCAGGCCCTGGCCGTGCCTACCTATCAGAACCTGAAACCGCCCCTGATGCTGGGGGCCACCGCCTCCTACGGCGGCTGGGTGGCTCCCCTCAAGAAGCTTGAACTGGACCTGAAGAACAAGATCACCGAGCGCCCGGACGTCCACGAAGACACCGGTATCATCGGCTTTTTCGTCTCCGACCGGGAGCCGGAAGGCAAGCTCGACCCCGAGGCCAACACCCTGGCCACCCGGGACGTCTGGACCAATTTATGGGCCGTCAATGAGGCCGCCTTGGAACTGGTGATCGGCTCCGGGGCAGGCAATCAGTGCACCATCACCGCCCCCCGCTGCGCCAAGAAGAAAGTGGAAGAGGGTAACCGGGACGGCATCGCCACCTATGACCTGGACATCGGCCTCTACCAGAGCAGCGACAACGGCGACGACGAGCTGCTGCTGAAATTTGAGTAATTTTTATAAGGCGCCACTGGACGCCTGGAACGTCAGAAAGGGGAAACATATATGGTCACCAAAGAATTTGAAACCTCGCAGGGCATGGTTACCCTGCGGGGTCTGAAGCGGGGCGAGATCAAGAAGTTGCGGGCCGCCAAATACAACGTTGGCGGGAATATCCCTTTGGAAAATCTGGAGGATCATACCGCCGCAGTCCTGGCCGTCATCCTGCCCGAGACCTTCATGGAGAAGCTCGACGAGCTTGAGGAGAGCGAGATCCTGACGATGCACCGGGAGGTCTTGGCCATGACCTACCCCACGGAGGACCAAACAAAAAACTCCGGTTAGCGGTAGGGCTGTTGGAAGACGACGGCTTCCATGACTGCCGGGCCTGCCGCCAGGACGGATTACAGCAGAACCGGGGGTGCCCGGAATTGAGTTTGGAGCACCCCCACATTTTGTTTGAGATGGGAGACGAGGTGATCCGGCATTGTCTGGTGGGCCGGGTCACATCCCAAAGCCTCACCTGGATCGAGGAGTGCAACTACATCGAGGCCGGTATTCTCCCGGAAGCGGGCGGCCTCAATAACCAGTACGAAATCGACCTGCGAGCCTTCAGCATTATCCAGGGCGAAAGATCAGTAGTCAGTAGTCAGTAGCCAGTGGTCAGTAAAAAAGGCAAAGTGGGATGACTCAGCTCCGATCGTTCTTAAACGGAGGCCTCCGCGGACCCGGAAAGTGGGACATCATCCCTAAATAGCGGTGATTTTATACTTTTAACGAAAAACGAAAAACGGTTCCCATGAATAACCGCGCCGAACTTATACTCGCTCTCCGGGACGAAATCTCCTCCGGCATGGCCAAGGTCAACGCCAGCCTGGCGCAGACCCGCCAGGCCGTGGAGGGGCTGGGGGGCGCGGGGGAAAAAGCCGCCAAACAGCATGCTGCAGGATGGACGAGCGCCACGGAGAAGGCGGGTAGTTATGCCACGCAGTTGCTGTCCGTGGTGGGGGTCACCCTGTCGGTGGCGGGTGCGGCTTACGCGGCGCAGCGGGCTTACGGCGCCTGGTTTTCCCTGATCTCCGGGGGCATCGCCGCGGTGGATGAGTTTCAAAAGAAGATCGTCGGCACCTCGTATATCATGGCCACCATGTCGGACGTCCCGGCCCCGGACCTGTCCAAATCCTATTCCCAATGGAAGGATTTTCATAAGTGGCTGTATGCGGAGTCCATCCGGGTCGACAAGCAGTCGGCGGCCTCCTCGGGTGAAATCTTCGCCGTGGCCCTGGAAATGGAAAAAAAGGGCGTGGTGGCCAAAACCCGGGAAGAAATGGAGGTCGTTGGGCGGCTGACGGATTTGATGAAAGGGGTAATTCCTACCCATGCCTCGCTGCAAGAGCAGGTGCGCGGTGAAATTGAAGCCATGATGGAAGGCGTTAACCGGCTTGGGGCACAGACGTCCAAAATCCTGACTCAGATTGACCCGGAATTTAAGAAAAACATTGCCAGTGCGCGGGAAACCGGCAGGGCCTGGGAATATTTAGGCCGCATCCTGCCGCAGATTGACCAATACACCAAAGATATTATGGGCACCTGGGACGCGGTGGGGGCTTCCCTGAGGTCGGCTTGGGACATAGTCCAGATAAAGGCCTTCGGCGACGCCCACAAAGATGTAGTAGGCATGGCGACGGAACTGGGGAATAGGCTGGTAGATAATGGCAAATTGACCCGGGACGGTGAAGCTGCGGCGGCTGCCTTAAGTCGGGCCTGGTCAGGCGTCAGGGATAAAATTTATGAGGCGTATGACTATGTTCTATCTAACTCTGACCAGATTATTAAAGACGTTGGTTCCATCGCTTCAGGGGTAGGGGCCATCGCCGGCGGGGCGTTTTCTGCCGCCAAGGGCATGGCGGAATTTGTTAGACAGCTTAAAGCGGCTTCGGAAAATCCCCTTGTCGGGATGCTATGGGGTGCAGCCGCCGGCAGTCGTTTAGGGCCGTGGGGCGCCGTGGTGGGGGGAGCTACGGGATTTGCTGCGGCTGGTCAACGCGGCAATGAAGGGGAAGTCGCCCGAGGACTTGCCAGGGCACAAAATGAGTTTGAAGGCTATGAAACGGCCGGAGAAGGCCTGCGCCAATCTTATGCCGATGGAACTTCCGGATCCCCGTACACCCCCAAAGTCCGCCTTCCGGGTGGCACCGGCGGGGGCGGCGGCGGCGGAGCTGGCAAAGGGCTGGAGGCCGCCGAGCGCTCCTTAGAAAATTTTGTCCAGCGGATGAGATTCGAGACCGCCAAGGCCAGCGGCGAGGGCATGGCCGCCCTGAATGAGTGGTACGCCAAGGAATCCATAGACCTGGACCGGCTCGAAGCCAAGGTGGGGGTCAGTTTGGAGGCCCGCCAGGCCAAGGAAGCCGCCTACAACTCCAAGCGCACCAAGATCGAGACGGATTTTTATACCTTGGTGGCCAAAGAGAGCGGCAACGCCTATGCCGGCATTGAGGCCCAGGCCACTAACTGGCTGACCAAATACCAGGGCATTGCCGGGGCCGAGACGGAGTTCGCCGCCATCAAGGCCCGGAAGATTTGGGAACTGGACGTCAAGAATCATACCGAACGCCTGGAGTTGGAAAAGTCCTTTTACGACCAGGCGGCGGGGCTGGCGGTCGACCTCACCGACCAGGTCGGTCTGCGCCGGGAAGCCCTCAGCCGGGAAATCGAGATCCAGCGTTACCAACTGGCCGTGCAGTTGGAGCAATTAACCGTTGCCAAAAAGATCACCAGCGAAGAGCGGGACCGCTATTTAGCCAATCAGGCCCTGTTAGCCCAGCAAAAGCGCCTCAACTTCGAGCTGGAGAACAACAAAGGTCTGACGGGTTGGGCCTATAACCGGGTGAAATCTGAGAGTCAGAAAAATACCTGGGCCGATGCGATGGAGGGCCTGGAGGGCTTCGTTAGCGACGCCTGGACCCAGGGCGTCCAGGGGGCCTTGAGTAAAACAAAAATTGACGTTGTCGAACTGGGAAAGACCTTCGCCTTATCCGCAATATTGAATTTAGGTAAGCAGGGGATTCACAAGCTGTTTACGGAGGGGGCAAAATTAGTTTTAGGTTCATCAGCAGTTGGTCAGCCCGGGACTTCGCCAGCCAGGCCCCTGTATGTGCTGGATGTCAGCAAGGGGACTATGGGGCAAGGCGGCATAAGCGGCATTCTTGGCGGGTTATTCGGCGGCGGCGGTTCCGGAGGAGAGGAAGCCAATAAAATAACTGGTATGTGGAACGGTATCATTAACGGCTTCGATTCAGTTTTTACTAGTGGTTCAAATGAGCTTATGAATACTTCAACATATTGGGGAGGCATGTTTGGTAATTCCAACGCTAACCTTCTTATGAACTCAGGCACCTATGGTGGAATGTTTACTTCTGCTGTTGGGGCTTTAGAAAGCACGTCTGGTACTTGGGGAGGCATGTTTGGAGAGGCTATTAGCGGGTTGATTAGTGCCGTCAGCGGCGGTGGTGGCGGCGGCATTTTTGGCACTATTGGAGGGATCGTAGGGGGCATCGCAGATACTGTTTTGGGTTTTTTCCACACTGGCGGCCAGATCATGCACGGCGGCGGCCCCGTGCTCCCGGCGGTCTACGCCCATAGCGGCATCAATCTCAAGGACGACGAGCGCCTGATCATCGGCCAGACCGGCGAGGGCATGCTCTCCCGCCGGGGCATGGCCGGCCTCTCTCGGGGCTGGTTCGACGACCTCAATCAGGGCAATTATGATGTAGTGGGGCCCAGCCTTATCCGCCGCCGCGGAGGCCCCGCCGCCCCCGCCTCCGTCAATGCCCCGGCTCCCCCGGCCCCGGCTCCCCGGCCGCATCTCAATCTCTTTATCAAATTACCCTCCGGGGAGATATACCGGGAAGACGACATCTGGCGCATGACCAACAAGGGCATCAGCAAAGGCAAGATCAGGATCGGCAAACGATGAGCGTGGATTTCGAGGCCTGGACCAATCAGGTGCGAGCTACCCGGTGTTACCTGGTAGAGCTGACCTTTCTCAAAAAGGCAGACCTGTCCACGGTTACCCTGTATCTGTCCACCCACCCCTACCCGGACGCCGCCCGGCGCCGGGGCATCGTGGTGGACAAGCCCTATGCCTCCTGCGTCAAGGGCATCCCCCGCCTCGCCCGGACAGCCGGCAGCATCCTGCAGCCCGACCGGATGCCTTCCTGGGGGGAACTGGAGCTTTACACCAAGCCTGATTACAAACCCGACCTGGCCAGGTCCTTAAGCTGGAGCACCCTGCTGTCCGGCGCCTACACCGCCTGGGGGCAGCCGGTGACGATCCGCCTGGGTGATCCGGCCTGGGATTATGCGGATTTCAGGGTGATTTTCTCCGGCCGCTGTTCCAACCTGTTCCATGACGACCTGCTTTCCACCCTGACCGTGGTGGATAAAAGCGCCGACTTCACCCAAAAATACCCGGATTACGAACTGCCGGCCAGTGCCGCGGTGGTGGAATCCAACTGGAATAAGGCCGTCTGGCTTATCATGGGGTATGTCCAAAATTATAAACCGGTGTTGATCAGCAACTCAGGGGGCGGCTCGTTCCCCTACCAATATGGCCTGGCCTGCCACGTATTAAATGCCTTGCCGGCGGTGTATCTCAATAATGCGCCCACCGCCGCCCCGGGCAACTGGGAGTTTGTCCAGAAAGGCGTCTCGCCGGTGACGGAAGATATTGTTGAGGGCTCGGCCACTATGGAGGCCTTCGGCCCCTATACCGGGGGGCTGCGGCGCGGTAAGTGGCTGATTGATATCGAGTCCATTACCGCGCCCAACAGCCAGGGCAATTCCGGGTCTGAGGTGGGGCTGGCCAGATTCCGGTGGTCAATGGACGGCGGCGCCACCTGGCTGGGCGAGGACCTGCTTACCTGGAAGCTGGCTTATGATGCCACCACCCTGGCCAAATCCCCGGCGGTGGGCACTGCCACCTTGACCGTGAGCGGGGATTATACCGGCGACTGCAAGCTTTTCTACAAAGTAAAAATCACCCGGCAGGGTGACATTGGGGACGCAATCCCG